CCGTGCTGCCGACCAGCGAGGACGTGCGCGGCCGTTTGCCCGGGCGCTCCCTGGAGTCGACACCGGTGGGCCGCGCCGCAACCGAGCTGGGCACGCTGGGCGGCGGTTTCTACACCGGTCCAGGCTCCCCGCTGCGGGCCATGGCTGCCTTGCCGTCGGCCGTGCGTCGCGCCGGGACGGATTTCGCCATGGCGGCAGGGCAGCCGGCGGTGAATGTCGTGAAGCCCAAGGGCGGCAACTGGCTGGCGGGGTCGGTGGAGAAGGCGATCGATCCGCTGAAGGCAAGAGATCGTTTTGGCATGACCGATCCACGAGACCTTGCTGCTGCGATCGGCGTGCCCCTCGAAGAGGCTCAGGCGCTTCATGCAAGCAACCTGCCAAACGTTGCGATCAACCGTTGGCTCGACCAAAAGCTGGCCAAGTACATCAAAAACGAGATGGCCACGCCCGAGGACCCGCTGCGGGCGCTGGCCGAGCGGGGGGTATTGCATTACGAACCACAAGGGGGTGCGGTTCGAGCACATTCAAATCGAACCGTGGCAGAAATGCCCACCGATCCAACAGCAACATCCCCGCTTGCTCGCGCTTGGGAGGATATTTCAGATGCCGCAGTTTTAAGCGGCTCTTATGCGGAACACACACCGCTTGGTGGTTTCAGCGAAGAAGCTTTGAGAAAACTTGGTGGAGAGTACGCTGTCAAAAACCCGCAGGCGACCGCTTACAAAATGGACAGTGGAATAACTGCTTCAGATCTAGGCTTTGGCCACCTGGTCGACGAGCTGAAGAACGCGATCAACCCCGCGTCCGGCCTGCCCGAGAACCTGCGCTGGAAATACAGCGACCTGGACAAGGTCACCGTGCCCCAGGCCGTCGAGCGCGTGGCCAAGATCAACGAGTGGCGCGCCGCCCACAAGGCTGAGGCCGACCTGGCCCGCTCTATGAACCCGGCCACGCAGGTGGTCAAGGAGTACCCGGAGCAGGGGTTCAAGTGGGTGGAGCTGCGGCAGCCCAAAGAGACTGGTCGCAAGATTACTGTTGAAAAATCGGAGATGGATTTACCGCCCGATATGGATCAAAGGCAAATGCTTGACGCGGCTATGGACATGGCCGCCGACGAAGGCCTTGATGAAGGCACGCAAGCGTTTGACGACTTTGTGCGCAACCTGATGACCGACTTCAACCGCAAGAAGAAGGTCGACATGGACGAGTCCTATAAAGCCCTCGAAGACGCCCTCAAGTACGAAGGCGAGACCATGGGACACTGCGTCGGCGGCTACTGCCCGGACGTTGCCAGTGGGCAATCGCGGATCTACAGCCTGCGCGACAAGAAGGGCCAGCCGCACGTGACGATCGAGGTGAGGCCATCCACTCAAAGCGCAATGTCACCTTCTGAGTTCTATCAACAAAAAGATGCACCAGAATCAATGCTTCGAAAAATCAACGAAGCCGAGGCTGCCGGTTATCTGGATGACATTGGTAGTCTGGATGATTTTGTGAGGGCCTCGCCAGAATACAACGAATATCTGAATAGCTTGCCGCAAGAGATCGTCCAGATCAAAGGCAAGGCCAACCGCGCGCCGAAGGAAGAGTACCTGCCGGCCGTGCAGGACTTCATCCGGTCGGGGAAATGGGCCAACGTCGGCGACGCACAGAACGCAGGCCTTCGCCACTACAACTCGGTTTTCAACGACGAAGAACTGCACATCCTTGGCGACTACAACGTCAAGATGCCGGAGCACGGCTACTTGACTGGCGAAGAAATCCAGCAGCTCCACAACCTGATCACGCCAGAGGGTATGCGTCTGAAGTACGACGCCAAGGGCAACATCATTGGCGGCGACGAGTCGAGCGGCTTCGCCACTGGCGGCCTGGTGTCCGGTGCGAATTTCCCCACAGGTGACTTCGACCCGGCTAGAATCGACTCCATCGTGGACCAGCTCCACGCAATGAACGCAGGCTGAACACATGGCTGACGAACTCCTGAACCAAGGCGAAGACGAGAACCCCAGCGAGGAAGCGCAGCGCGGCGAGACCGTGACGCTTCCCGATGACGATCTCGAGGTCGAGGACACCGAGGACGGCGGCGCGGTCATCCGCATGAAGAACGAAAGCGACGTGGCCGACAAGAAGGCTCACTTCGCCAACATCGTCGACGAGGTCGATCCTGGCATGCTCAGCGACGCGGTCGTTGACCTGCTCGACAAGATCGAGCGCGACAAGGACGCACGCGAGAAGCGCGACAAGCTCTACGAGGAAGGCCTGCGCCGCACGGGCCTTGGCGACGACGCCCCGGGTGGCGCTCAGTTCTCGGGGGCCAACAAGGTGGTGCACCCGATGCTGGTCGAGGCCTGCGTCGACTTCAGCGCCCGCTTCATGAAAGAGGTGTTCCCGCCTGCCGGCCCGGTCAAGTCCAAGATCATGGGCGAGATCGAGCCCGAGAAGCTGGAGAAGGCGCGCCGCAAGGCCGACTTCATGAACTGGCAGACCACGCAGCAGATGCCCGAGCTGCGCGGCGAGCTCGAACAGCTCTCCACCCAGCTACCCCTGGGCGGCGGCCAGTATCTCAAGCTGATGTGGTCCCCGCAGTGGAAGCGCCCGACGGCCGAGTTCATCGCCATCGACGACATCTACCTGCCGTTTGCGGCCACCAACTTCTACTCGGCCGAACGCAAGACGCACGTGCAGTACGTCACCAAGTCCGAGTACAACCGCCGCGTGAAGGCTGGCATGTACGCCGAGGTGGACCTGGGCTCGCCCGACCAGGTCGAGTTCAGCAAGGCCACCCGCGCCAACGACAAGATCGAGGGCCGCGAGGACACCAGCTACAACGAGGACGGCCTGCGGACCATCTTCGAGATCTACACCCACCTGGACTTCGGTGACGGCATGGAGCCGTACATCATCAGCATCGACAAGTCCACGCGCAAGGCGCTGGCGCTGTACCGCAACTGGGAGCCCGAGGACGACCGACGCAAGGAGCTGGACTGGATTGTCGAGTTCCCGTTCGTGCCCTGGCGTGGCGCTTACCCGATCGGCCTCACGCACATGATCGGCGGCCTCTCGGGCGCGGCCACCGGCGCACTTCGCGCGCTGCTGGACTCGGCCCACATCCAGAACATCCCGACGCTGCTCAAGCTCAAGGGCGGCCCCGGCGGCCAGACGATCAACGTGCAGCCGACCGAGTTGGTCGAGATCGAGGGCGGCGCGCTGGTCGACGACATTCGCAAGCTGGCCATGCCCCTGCCGTTCAACGGCCCGAGCCCCACGCTGTTCCAGCTGCTCGGTTTCCTGGTCGACGCCGGCAAGGGCGTGGTGCAGACCTCCTTCGAGAAGCTGTCCGACCAGAACCCCAACGCCCCGGTGGGCACGACCCTGGCGCTCATCGAGCAGGGCATGGTGGTGTTCAGCTCGATCCACATGCGCCTGCACAACTCGATGGAGCGGGTGTTCCGGATCCTGCATCGCATCAACAGCGCGTACCTGACCGAAGAGGACATCGAGGCCATGGAGAACGGCCTGGATGTGAAGCCCGAGGACTTCGACGGCCCCATGGACGTGGTGCCGGTGTCCGACCCGGCCATCTTCAGCGAGGCCCAGCGCTTCGCCCAGGTCCAGGCCGTGCAGGCCCGCGCCGCTGCCATGCCGCAGATGTACGACCTGCGCAAGGTCGAGGAAATGTTCCTGCGCAACCTCAAGCTCAGCCCGGACGACGTGCTGCAGCCGCAGCCTGGCCAGGACGACGTTGACCCGGTCAGCGAGAACGTGGCCGCCTCGATGGGCCGCCCAGTCTACGTCCTGCCAAAGCAGGACCATGTGGCGCACATCCAGACGCACCTGGCGTTCCTGAAGTCACCGATGTTCGGCATGAACCCGGCCATCGTCAAAAGCTACCTCTACCCCATGGCGCAGCACCTGCGCGACCACCTGTTGAACTTCTACCTGACGCAAGCCCACGAGGCCGTGCAGCGCGCTGAGCGCGAGCGCCTGATCACGGACGACGCTGAGCAGCAGGTCAAGGTGATCATTCGCGTGCAGCAGATCATCGAGCAGCAGCTGGCGCAGTTTGCCCAGGAGCTGGCAAAGATCGACGAGATGGCGCAGCAGTTTGCCCCGCAGCCTCCCCAGATGCCGCAGGACAACAGCATGCAGATCGCGCAGCTCAACGCGCAGGTGCAGCA